GGTGTATCCTGTTCTCTTTCTTTATAAATATACAAAAGAGGAGGTTGTTATATGTCTAAGAAAGAAGTTGAATTAATGAGAGAAGTAGTCCCAGAAGAACAGAAGATGTATTTTGATTCATTAGCAGAGTTAGATTATGAGTTTTATACTGAATATGTTAACGAAGGGTATAGACATGGAGAACATACTGAATATATTTGCAAGAAATTGCAAGAAGCAATAGAACAAAAAGGAGCAAAAAGATTAATTGTAACTATGCCACCACAGCATAGTAAATCTTTCACTATAACAGAAACCTTTCCTAGTTTCTTTTTAGGGAGAAATCCAACTAAAAATGTGATTGGAGTTGGTTATTCTGATGATTTTGCAGAAAAATTTGGTAGAAGAAATAAAGAAAAGATAAAAGATTTTGGAGCAGAGATATTTGATGCCCACCTTAGCAGCAAACAAGCACACAAAGATTGGGAATTAGAAAAAGGTGGGGGTATGATAAGTTCAGGAGTTGGAGGTCAAATTACTGGTAAACGAGCTGACTTGATGATAATTGATGACCCAATAAAAAATAGAAAAGAAGCGAACAGTAAGAGATACAGAGATACCCTATGGGAAGAATGGGAAAGCACATTATCAACAAGGCTTGCAGAAGATGCTATAGTTATATTAGTTTTAACTAGGTGGCATGAGGATGATTTAGCAGGCAGATTTTTGGAGAGATTTGGTGATGATTGGGAACTGTTAAATTTCCCTGCATTGAGTGAAGGCAAAGACACAGACTTATTAAGTAGACCAGAGGACACAGCTTTATGGGAGGATCAATATAGCACAGAATATCTCAAAAAAAGAAGAAAAGAATTAAGTGCAAAAGCATGGAACTCTCTTTATATGGGCAGTCCTAATATTGAAGAAGGTAACCAGTTTAAATCTACATACTTTAGATACTTTAGAGAAAATGATGACAGAAATGCCTTTATCCTGGAAAGACCAGAAGGCAAGAAAGTCATACTTAAAGAAAAATGTGTTTGTTTCCAAACAGTTGACAGTAGTTTTAAAGTTAAAACTAGAAATGACTATACCGTTATTAGTACATGGTATTTAACACCAAATAATGATCTATTACTTTATGATGTATATAGAGATAAAATTCCAGTTCCAGATTTATGGTCAACTTTAGATAATGTTATGGATAGATTTAATCCTTCTAAAGTGTTTGTAGAGGACAGAGCAAGTGGTACAGGATTAATCCAGACAGCAAAGAGAGAGGGCAGACCAGTTATTCCAATTCCTGCTGAAAGCGATAAAATTACTAGGTCATTTAACATCAGCACATTCTATGAGAATAGGGCAGTTTACCATAAAGCAGAAACAAATTGGGTAGCAGACTTTGAAGATGAGTTAAACACCTTCCCAGAAGGAACAAATGATGACCAGGTTGATACAGCTAGTATTGCAGGTATAGTAGTGTCAAGAGGAATGATTAGAGCAAGCAACAGTAATAGAGGATTCGTACACACAACTTAAAGGAGTTGATATGAGTGAGTAAAGATAGGGGAGAACCTTTTGCAATAGTAACAGATGATGACATAGTAACAAGTGATGTATATAAACAATATTCAATGAAACAGGAGGATAGAGATACCAGCCCAACAAGCCAGTTAGATGATGATTTATTCACAGGTCAGTATGGGAATAGAAATATAGTTAAACCTTTATATAATCCTAGTCAGTTGGCAGGGTTGTTAGAGATAAACACTTATCATAATAGATGTGTGAGGACAAAAGCACATGATATAACAGGTAATGGTTATAAATTAAAGAAAACAACAGAAAACCCAGACGAAGGTGAGAAAAAGAGATTAAAAGAGTTTTTTGATACTCAATTTCCTCCTTTAGAAGATATATTAAGTAAAGGTGAAATAGATTATGGAGGTTTGGGTTATAGTTTTTATGAGTTAGTGAAAGAGGGCAATATGCACAATACAGTTTATAAATACATGAACCATGCTCCTGCTCATACCATTAGAACTATTAGAGATAAAACAGGTGGAGAAGTAATGAAGTTTGTTCAGAAAAGAGCAGGTAAATTTGTATATTTTAAGCACCCATTTTTAGAAAAAGATGTACATAAAGAAACAGGGAAAGAATACCCACCAGGAGAGTTAAAACCAGAAGAACGAGCAAATGATATGATTATGATGAAAAACTACACCCCTAGAAGTGATTACTATGGTATTCCTGATATAATTAACGCTTTGGGTGCTATCTGGGGCAACTTAGCACAACAAAGTTATAATAATGAGTTCTTTAAGAATCATGGTGTTCCTCAATACGCAGTGTATATCACAGGTGATTATGATTTAGAGACAGATGAAGAAGGAAAACCAAAAGTAGTAACTGCAATAGAAGAAAGCCTTGCTAAAGTAAGAAAGAACCCACACAGCAGTTTAGTTTTTGGTATTCCTAGCAATACATCTGGTATGGGAGAGAATGTTAAAGTTACTTTTGAGCCTTTAGCAGTAGAAACCAAAGATGCCAGTTTTAGAATGTTTAGAAAAGATAATAGAGATGAAGTAATTGTTGCACACGCTGTGCCTGGTAATAGAATAGGTATTGGTGATGTTCAAAGTCTGGGTGGAGATACAGCTTATGAAACTAATAGAATTTATAAAGAGAGTGTATTAAACCCTAGACAGAAAGAGATAGAGGATTACATTAATAGATATATTGTAAAGCATAACTTTGGTATTGAAGATTGGGAGTTTAAACTAAACTCTATTGATGTTGACAGTATTGAGAAAGATACAGAAGTTTTAGGTTTTCTCTTTAAGAATGGTGCAGCAACACCTAATGATCTTATTAGAAATTTAGGGGAAGATTATGGTATTCAACCTTCCGACAATGAAGATATGAATAAATACTACATAAATGGGCAACCAGTGGATAAGATTAATTCTGAACAACCTGCTCCTAGTTTTAATAGTATAGAGAAGGCAGAAGATAAAGATGTAGAGAGTTTTACTGCTATGCTAAAGAACAGATTGAACAAGAAAAGAGGGTAGAGATATGATTATAACACCAGGAGATATAGATTATTTTAACCTAATTGTGAAAATGACAGCAGAACAAAGAAATGCAGAAAGAGAGTTAACAGGTGAATTGCAGGGTCTTTTTGACCCTGTTTTTGATGATATAGAAGGATTAGTAGAGAGAGAAGGGGTGCAAAACTCTAACAATATTAATAGAACAATTGAACAGAGAATGGGAGATTTATTAGATGAATATAGAGATGAATTGCTTAAATATGGAGGAATTGTTGCTGCTATAGGAGCAGGTCAGACAGTATCCAGTTTACAGCAATTAGGAATGGATGTTGGTTTAGTTGATGTTCAGGATAGAGTAGAAAGTCAATTACAAAGCACAGTTTTTGAAGCAAGTCAGCAAACTTTAGATAGAATGACAGGGGATATAACAAAAATAGTAAGTAATGCAGGAAAAGAGGGCTTATCTGCTAATGAATTAAGAGAGAATTTAAGAAGTAAATTTAATAACATGAGTGATTATGAATTACAAAGGATAGCAGAAACAGAGCTACATTCTTATAATGAATTAAGTTCTTTTGAATCAGAGAAAGAGATAGGAATAGAATATCACCAATGGATAACAGCAGAAGATGAAGCAGTAAGAGGTAATAGTCCTTATGACATAGCAGATCATGTTTCTTTGCATGGTCAGATAGTTAAAGTTGGTGATCCTTTCAGTAATGGGCTGCAATATCCAGGAGATAAAGCAGGAGCACCAGAGGATATAATCAGATGTCGTTGCGATCTTTTTCCTTACATTATGCCTAGAAACAAGATGGCACCAGTTGGGCAACCATATTTTTATGAAGAAGATTTATTAGATAGAATATAAGGGGGAATTTAATGAAGTGGAAACAGTTAAAGCATAAACCAGAAACTTTAGTTGATATGGTTAACGAATTAGGGACAAGAGGTGTGGGTGATAGATTTAATAAGAATAAGGATACCATAAATCATTGGCTAAAGAAATATGGTTATGAATATGATCCTAGCACACATAAATGGGGAAAAGAAGGGGAAACAGAGGAAGAAGAAGTGGACTTAGATGAGTTTGAGGAATATCTTAACCAAAAAGGCAAAGCTAAAGTATCTAAAACAGAAAATGGTTATAAGATTAATAAAGATAATGCAGAAGTGGATTTATCCAAAGAGGAATTAAAACAAATATATTATGATTATTGTGAGTTGGGGATCACAAAGAAAGAAACAGCAGTTAAAAATGGTTTTATTCTTGATGATTTAGAACTTATACTTAAAACATTTGGAATAGTACATAAAGAATTGCCAGTGACAGAAGAAGAAATACTTGAAAAAGATCCTAAACAAATAGTGCAGCAAATAATTCAGAACAAAAAGAGAAAGATTAAAGAAATGAAACCTGCTGAGGAAATGAGGTATCTAAGAAAGTTAGCAGATAAGCACTTAAAAGATGACTACTACACAGACAGAGTTATAGAGGAAATGAAAAAAGATTTAAGAACAATAAAGATAGAGTTGGATGATTTAGAGATTACATATAGTAAAGAAGATAATGTTTTAGTAGTAGTTTTATCTGACTGGCATTATGGTAAGAAAGTGCTAAAAGAACAACTGTTGGGGGATAATGAATACAACTCTAGTATCTTTAAAGAAAGAATAGATAAATACAGAAAGAAGATAATAGAAGAAATAAAATTAAGAAACCCACAAAAAGTAATTATTGTTAATTTAGGGGATATAGCTGATGATCCACAGAGCAGAACTTATCCAGGACAAGTACATAATCAAGATGTAACAGGAGAAAAACAGGTTTTACAATGTGCTAAACATTTAACAGAGTTTATTTTAGGAATTAGAAAACATCATGATAAAGTAGAAGTTTATGGTGTAACAGGTAACCATAGTGATGATACTTTAAATGCTGATGCTTTAATCTTAGGCATTACAGGTGGTTGGTTAGAAGGGACAGATATATTAGTAGATACTAAAAAGAGAGATTTTAAAGTGGTTAAACTATTGAACAGTAATTTAGTCTTTACTCATGGGAACAATTTAAGAGGAGGAACAAATACTAAAGAGAATGACATTCTTAATATCATTCACGCTTTAAATCTACAGGGTAAAAATACCTACATTATTAATGGACACCTGCACCATGAAAGTGGGGAAGGGGTTAATTATGAGAGAAAAGGGGTTCCTTCTTTAGTGGGTAATGACAATTATAGTCAGAACCAATTAAATGTGTCTTCAAGACCTGCCCAAATGTTCTTTTTAATAGACAGAGATGGAATGACAGGTAGAAATAAAGTTTATTTTGATTAAATGACAATTATTTACAAAAACTAGTTCAATAATAGTTATCGTTGTTGTATATTACTAGTAGAAAGGTATTTTTTTGCCTAGCTGGATATAGTATATCACATAAAAAGTAAGGAGGTGTTTTTGTACCTTTTGGTGATTTCACAGATTTTGAAGATTGTGTAGAAACAATAATGGAAGAACAAGATGTGACAGAAGAAGAAGCACAGGCAATCTGTGCAGAGACACATTATGAAGAAACAGGAGAATATCCGTCAGAAAAAGGAGGTGAAGATGTGGCTTTACTTGAAAAAGAATGTGTGGAGTTAGTTCTTTCCGAATTAGAATATAAAGTTTGGGATGAATTTGACAAATACTCATCTGACATGAATGAAGATGATTTTGATACCTATAAAGTGTCAACTTTTATGAATGTTGGAGAAGATAATAAAAACTATATTGTTTTTGTTAATATGGTAACTGATAAACTATATCGTGCAGAGTTTGAAGTTGGTGAGGATACTGAAATCACATTTGGGGAGAAAGAGGAAGTTGAAGAAGGGTACATCCTTAAAAATATTGAAGATGTAACTCTAAAACAGGTAGTCAATAAAGAAGTTGATCCTGTATCTGAGATATTCATGATCAAGAATATTACAGGTAAATATCCTCAGATTAATGTGAGTAAGAAAAGCAAAGAGATTAGGGGCACTATCTTAAAGCAGGAAGATGAAGAAGAAAAAATGATTGTTTCTGGTGCTGTATTAATCCCAGATGAGGAAGATACAGATGGTGATGTAATCAGCAAAGAGAAGATAGAAGAAGTTGCTCACGAATGGATGCTAAATTATAGAAATGTTGATTTACAGCATACTCTTAATAATGTAGCTTATCCAGTAGAGAGTTATCTACTTAAAGAAACTAAAGAAGTTACTAGTCTTGATGGGCAAGTAATGGAGTTGCCTGCTGGTACATGGATGGTATCTGTTAAAGTTGATGATGATGATACATGGGAAGCAATTAAAGATGGTAGAATGAGAGGGTTCTCTATCATGGGAGTACCTAAAGAAAACATAGGCAGCGTAATTAAGTCTGAATCTGCTTTAAAAAGAACAACTTTAGCTGATATTGAAGATTCTGGTAGAGATTGGACAGTTCCATTTTTTAGTATTGTTGATGAGCCTGCTGTTCCTAAAGGTAGGATTGTTAGTATAAAAAGCAAAGAGAAAGAAGATAAAGGTTTTTGGCAGACACTCAAAAGTATTTTTATTACTGATAAAAGTGAAGAAGATACTGAAATCGAGGAAGAAGAAGTAAATACAGAGAACTCTGAAAAAGGGGGTGCAGATATGGATAAAGAGCAATTAACTGAAATTCTCAAAGAATTTAAAGAAGAACTACTTTCTGATGTAGATGAAAAACTGGAATCAGTTAAGTCTGAGGAGGTTGAAGAAGAAGTAGAAAAAGAGGTAGAAGAAGAAGTCGAGGAAGTAGAGGAAGAAGAAGTAGAAAAATCAGAAGAAAAAGAAAAAGAGGGAGAAGTAGAGAAAGCAGAAGAAGAAACTGAGGAAGAAGATGAGGAAGAAGAAGTTGAGGAAGAAGATGAAACTCTTAAAGAATTAAGATCCGAACTTACAGAGTTAAGAGAAGAAAACTCCTCCCTTAAAGAGTTTAAAACAGAGGTTGAGAAGAAATTTGTAACTAGAAAGAGTAACCAACCAGAAGGACAGGATGACGAAGAAAAAACACAGAGAACAGAGAAATCAAGACAAGCAGAATTAGGCAGAGATGCTTTTGGTAGAAAAAGAAGTAGAAAATAATAAAACTAATTAAAGGAGTGATTACATAATGGATAACAAGAAAGCGTTAGAAGAAATTCAAAAAAGTGTTGAAAAAAGTGTAACTAACATTACACAGTTGGGGGATAGTGTTCTTGTCGCACAGCAGTTTGATAGTTTTGTAAGAGAGATGCAGGAAGAAGCTAATATTTTAGGTGCTGCTAGATTCCAAAGAATGGATTCACCTAAGATGAACATTGATAGAATTGCATTTTTAGATAGAGTATTAGAAAAAGGTGTAGAAGGCACAGAAAGTGATAAAACTGCACCTACTACAAGCACTAATACTTTACTTGCTAATGAATTAATGGCAATTGCACCTATCACTGACCAGGCATTAAGAAGAAATATTGAAAGAGGAAACCTAGAAGATACTATTGTTCAATTACTAGGTGAAGCTGCTGGTAGAGATATGGAAGAATATGGTATTTTTGCTAGTACAGACTTTGATTCTACATTATATAATAATGAAGGCTGGTCTCCAATTGATATGACAGATGGTTGGATTAAGAAAGCAGGTAACAAACTTTATGATTCTGCTTTTGATGACACAGCAGACAACTATCCTGAAAATCTATTCCAGTCTATGCTTAATGCTCTACCTAAGAAGTATCTAAGAAATAGAGCAGATTGGAGATTTTATGTTCCATTTGCTATTGAGGATGCTTACAGAGATTTACTCAAAGCAAGAGGTACAAACTTAGGAGATGCTATTCAAGTGGGTAATGACGCTGTATATTACAAAGGTATTCCTGTAGTATATAGTCCAATGCTTGAAAGATATGATGCAACTACAGCTATGCTGCAAAACCCAGATAACATGGTTTGGGGTATCTTCCACGAGGTTACTCTTGAAGCTGAAAGAGAAGCTAAGTTAAGACAAACAGACTTCGTATTAACCTTTGAAGGAGATGCAGGTTACGAAGATGAAAATGCTGTTGTTACAGCACAAGACATTGATGAAACTGATGATGCAGAAAGCACTGATCCAGGAGTAGCAGGAGCACATCCATTAGCAGGCTAAATAGAATATAATAGAATACTAGGGCAGGTGTAATCCTGCCCTTTTTTATTTTATCAAAAAAGAGGGGGAATAAAATGCCTAAGTTAATAATTAAAAATAAAACTAATAATGAAATCAAGAGAGCAAATAAATCATTTGCTCCTAAAGAAGAAAGAGAAGTTTTTGTTAATAAATATAAAGTAGCAGTGATTGATTCTTGTGTCGGCTTAAAATGGGAATATGCAGACCCACTGATGGCTGTTGATTTTGAACATATTGAAGATTATACAGCGAGAGAATTAAAAGAATATGCCAGGAGAGCCGAGATTAAAAATTACTCAACAATGCTTAAAGATGATTTGATAGAAAAATTAGAGATAAAGAAGGGGATTAAACAACCTAACCAAAAAGTAGAAGATGTGGATGAGGTGGAAGAAGATGAAGCTGACGATACAGAATAAGAATAAGTATAGTGTTGGATTTAAGGGTAGATACTATCCTAAACTAAGTCAGAAAACATTTGTAGGTACTATTGATAACCTAAATGATTTTCTTAGTAATGATGATTTAACTGTTGCAGCAGTTGATAAAATTAATTACAGCTTGAATTTAACTGATTTACAAAAAATAGCAAAGATAAATGGGGTTGTTTACTCTGGACTAACTAAAGAAGAATTAAAAAGGGCACTGAAAGAGGAGGATAAACCTAAAGAAGTAGGTGATGAATAATGCCTTTTTATGGTAAGGTAGAAGATGCAAAAATAAGAAGTGGTATTGAGTTTGCTGAGCTTGGTTTTGATACAGAATCAGAATTTGATACTTATGTAGAAGGATTACTTGTTA